GGCATTTATGCTTATATGGGTCGTGAGTGGGAACTTTCATACAGGCTGGGTATGAGGCCATTTATTTTTGTGGCTTATTCAGCACCTGTAGCTGCTGCAACTGCTGTATTTCTAATCTATCCTTTTGGACAAGGAAGTTTTAGTGACGGTATGCCACTTTCAATCAGTGGAACATTTAATTTTATGCTTGTGTCAGTTTGAGGCACACCTGGAAAGTAATTTCCTTGATTAAACAGGGTGAATTGCTGGAACCCTAAGTTATATTGTAATCATTTAATATTATGCTAGTATAAATAAAGTTGTTAGCATAATATTAAATGAGTAAAAGAGTTACATATGAAGAAGTTCAATGTATTGCCCAAAGTAGAAATCATAAATTAATTTCTATGGAAGGATATACTTGTGTTAAAAGTAAAATAACATTCTTTTGTTTTACTTGTAATAATGAATTTGAAACATCTTTGGCTTCGTATAAAAATAGTCCACAGACTGGTTGCCCTCATTGTAAAAAGAAAAAAATTTCTGAATTACATTCAAATAAAATTGTATCAGAAAAAACTAGAAAAAAACTAAGTGAACGGGCAACTGGCAGAAAAGGTTCTCTTAAGGGAGTTTATGGAAAGAATCATCCAGCCTTTAAAGGAACTCCTGCTAGAGATTTTCATAATCCCTCAACAGATTATTATATTTGGCGAGAGGCTGTCAGAAAAAGATGTGGAAGAATTTGTTTTGTTACTAAGTCTAAAAAAGATTTAGTCGTCCATCATCTTTATGGATGGAATGCATATCCCGAACTGAGATATGACATTACTAATGGAATTGTAATAACAAAGCACGTCCATAAGGAATTTCACGATAAGTATGGATATGGAAATAACACAAAAGAACAATTTATTGAATTTTTACAAGAACAATATAATATGGCAATCAGCAGCGACTCAATAGGTACACCTATTGAACGTTCGGAGGTCACTGGAGGAGTAGAGTCTCCTTAATTACCAGATTCAGCGTCCTGCCCCGTTTTAACGGGTGATGATATGACCCACTCCCTTACGAAAGTTTGGGGTAAAGTGTTCAGGCAGAACATAATATTCTTATGAATCCTTTTCATATGCTAGGGGTCGCTGGTGTTTTTGGTGGTGCGTTAATTTCTGCAACTCACGGTTCACTAGTTACCAGTTCTCTTATTAGGGAAACCACTGAAACTGAAAGTCTAAACTATGGTTATAAGTTCGGACAGGAACAAGAGACTTATAATTTGGTATCAGCACACGGCTATCTGGGTCGTCTTCTGTTCCAATATGCGTCCTTTAACAATAGTCGTTCACTTCACTTTGTAATGGCGGCATTTCCTGTTATTGGAATTTGGTTCGCTGCTTGTGGAATTTTTATGTCTGGTTTCAATCTTAATGGATTTAACTTTAACCAGTCTATTCAAGACAACCAAGGGCATGTAATCAAAACCTGGGCGGACATTTTAAATTCCGCCGGGCTAGGTATGGAGGTTAGCGTAGAATAGCCTCGTAATCGGGTTAAACGGGGAAACTCTCAAGTAGACAATCCCGTACCAAGTCAGAAAGGGTTTAAGTTTTCTGAAAGGTCTAACGACTAGGTAGTGAGTCCCAACAATAATCTACCCACGAATGCCCGACATTCTAATAAGAATGAAGAGATAGTCTGAACTCTATGGCGACATAGAGAAATAAGGAATAAAGAGTCCTTATGATAACATAATTGTATGCACGAGAGAAACGCTAGAATTGTTGGTGTTTATAATCAGTAATGATTATTAGTAAAATTCGGTGAAAAGGAGAAACTCTCAAGTAGACAACTCCTTACCAAGTCATAGAGGGCATAAGGTTCTATGAAAGGTCTAACGCATAGGTGGTGAGTCCCAACAATAATCCATCCACGAGCGCCGAACTCCTTATAATTTAAGGATGAAGAAGTATGCTGAACTTACTGGCGACAGTAAGAAGTAGAGGATAAAAAACCACTACGATAACACAATTGCACAATTTCCCATTAGAAAATCTGGTGGCTCTATAAGGAAACTGATAGATGAATAATCGGATGAAATTCTGGAACCCCTCCAATTCATAGGGCAATCAGAAGATAAGGCTTTCACGAACTTGAAAGCAAATTTCAGAGACTAGTCGGTTTCTCAAGCGTGAGATGTAATACGACACTAGCGTCCGATACCTAAGTTCCTTTAAGGAATATGGTAATGATATAGTCCACGCCATAAGGATGGAAAACTTATGGATTACGTGTAGATTTGGCGAGTGTTGAATCAACCCCGGTGGCTTTAACCGCACCGACTGTAGGTTGAGTTTAATCACTAAATGTGATATGATTCTAGGAGTCCTTCTGGGCTCCTTTTTTTGTATAAATAAAGTACCTGTGTGGTTCGCATCTATCAGGTGGAAAGGGCGTCTACGGATGCCCTTTCTTGTATAAATAATATTGCGAATCACATCAGAGTAGAACTATGAAAGACCCTAGAAGGTTTTATACTTACGCATATTTGCGTAAAGATGGATCTCCCTATTACATTGGTAAAGGGTGTGGGAAGAGAGCATATGATAGAAAAAGACATAATGCTTTTGTTCCATCAAAAGACAGGATTTTATTTTTGAAGCAAAATCTTACAGAAGAAGAGGCATTTAAGCACGAAAAATATATGATTCGTGTTTTTGGGAGAATTGATTTGGGAACAGGAATACTTTACAATAAAACTGATGGTGGAGATGGCCCTTCTGGATATGTTCATACTAAAGAACAAAGGAAGATGATGGGAGAGAAAAGAAGAGGTAAAAAGAGACCTACTGTGGCTAAAATAATGAAAGAAAAGAGTCATTTTATAAAATTTAATGAAGAAAAACAAATTGAAATGACAAAAAAGTTTCCCCCCGAAACTATTGCTAAACTTTATACAGAAGGTAAAACTCTAAAAGAGATAAAATCTATTATGGGATGTGGTTTAGTGTGGATTAGAAAATCATTAGATGGAATGAATGTCAAAATAAGACATAGAAATGATTATGGAAATCCTATGGATAATATTGAAGTAAGAAATATAGTATCGGAGAAGGCAAAAGAAAGGGGTGCTTGGTCGGGTGAAAATAATCCAAATTATGGTGAAGGAATTTGTAGGGATAAAATCATACAAAGAACAAAAGAAGTAAATACTGGAAAAAGAAAGTCTCCCTCTTGACACAAAACCCCAAAGTAAGCTAAAATACTCACAAAGTCGCAAAGCATTATGCCATCAACTCTCAAAGATGCATTTACAAGATACGAGCATCCTTTTGATTATGTAATTAATATTATAAAATTAATCAGAAGTTTAAAGTCAGATTTTAATTTAAATACTAAAGAAGTTAAGTCTGCTACTGTTATAGTTACAAATGAATATGAGTTAGCAGCACTTATGCAAAGTGTTGAAGAAGTTAAAAATCTCTGTAAGATTAAAACATTGTTTATAAGTTACCAGGATGAAAACCATTCTGATAACAATCTTTGCTTTGAATTTTAACTCTCCAAGTATCCTAAAATACTCACAAAGTCTCAAAGTATTATGACCGACACATTTCATAAAAATTTAATAAATCACTCACTTGCTATTTTAAGTGCTGGTTCAATCGTATTAGACAATAGAGACACAACCAGCAAAAGTATCAATAAAATAGAAGATAACTCCTTTTCAGATACAAGAGATAAGAGTGAATATCGCAATACTTATTTTTACGATATCGCAACAAACTGCTGTATATAATTATGAACCAACTCACACAAGAACAAATTAAAAACTTATTATTGAAAACAAAATTCTAAATAAGTGAACCTACTCAAATTTCCAATGCTTCTTATTGCTTTCTTTTTCTTAGGGTTTGGAATACTACTTTTTATACTTTCTCTGACTCAGGATATATAAGATAAATCTATTACAATTATGAAAACCCTATCACTATCAGAAGATCAGATTAAACTTCTTGCAGATGCAATCTGGATGAGACAAAGATGTTTCATTGCAGGAGACAAAAGATTTAAAGAGTATGGTCAAATATTAGATGAACTTTTAGAAGATATGAATTACGTACCATCAAGGTCTTGATTATGTCTGCTGACACAATCTTTATTTCGGATTTACATTTGGGAACTCCAAGATGTAATGCTCATAAATTACTTAAATTTCTCAAAGAACTCAAAACCAAAAAGTTAGTATTAGTAGGTGACATTATTGACATCTACTGTATGGAAAAATATAATACTCGCTGGACAAAAGAACATACTGAGTGTGTTCATCAGATTTTTAACCTAATTAAGAAAGGTACGGAAGTCGTTTATATTCTTGGAAATCATGAAGGACAGATTCGTCGGTATTGTAATTTTGAACATAATAACTTTAAAATGGTAGATGAATATGTTCACAATGATTCAAAAGGAAATCAATTTCTTTGTGTTCACGGTGATAGGTATTCGGAATATTCATCTGGATCCTGGAAGCAATTAATGTTCAATAAAGGATACGAATTGATTACACCATTAAGTTTATTTTTTGAGCGATTCTTTCGGTTTTCTTTAGTTTATGCCTTGAAGAATAGTGTAAGAGGAAAAAGTTATATTGATAAGTATGAACACGATTTAATCATTCATTGTAATGAACAGAAAAAAAACTATAATGGTATTATCTGCGGTCATATTCATCATGCGAACATTCGTCGCTTTAACGATTTAATTTATATGTGCTGTGGAGATTGGTGTGATTCTTACACTGCGATTATTGAAAAAAATGGAATTTATTGTTTAGAGACATACTAAACATTTAAATTCAGATTAAGTCCAATAAATAATTAAAATGAGAACAATCTCATTATGTTAAAAATTACCACATTCTTTAAAAAAATTATGGCTAACTTTACTTCTCGTATTCAAAAAATTATTTCTGTTATCACTGGACGTTACGATACTATAGTGTCAGAAAACGTTCTCTTAAGACAAAGACTTGCTGATGCTCTCGCAAATGATGCTGCTGATGCAGAAACTATTGCCGCCGCTCAAGCTGAACTTATGGAATCTAAAGCATCTGCAGAAGCTGCTCTAGCAGAGTCTGCAAGACTTCAGGCACTTGTAGATGCTGATAATGCAGAAGATGCTGCTCTTGATGAACTTCTCAAATCTTTTGAAGAATCTGAAGAGCAAGTATCTGAGTGAATTAATAATTTTTAATATTAAAAAGGTGAAAAACCTCCTTGACTTTCAAGGAGGTTTTGTTGTATACTGACTCAGTAAGAAATGCATTTAAATGGAATCAAACATTAATTGGTTAAATGTTTTTATTGATTTATATATCATATATTTGGGATTTACTTATGGAAGAAATTATAAATAAACATAAAATGATTTCCTCAGATACTCCATATAAACTCGCAGATATTATTCGAGACACTTGGCCGCAAATTTACAGACCATTTAAATTGTCATATAATACTAAGAGTAAAGAAAAAAGGAATGAATGACTACAGCAATCATTGATTCCTGAAAGTTAAGAAAAATCTATCATTACTAAATAATTTTCAGTTTTATTAAGAAATATGAAGTTTACAGTTTATTCAAAAGAAGGTTGTCCCTATTGCTCTAAGATTCAGCAAGTTTTAGAATACGCAAATCTAGAACATGTTATCTATAAATTGAATGAAGATTTTACTCGCGAGCAGTTCTATGCTGAATTCGGTCAAGGTTCTACATTTCCCCAGGTAATCTTGAATGATGAAACACATTTGGGTGGATGCACCGAAAGTGTTAAATATCTTAAAGAACAAAATTTAGTTTAATGGAAGTTATACTTTTTGAAATTTATACTGACGTAGAAAGAGCAATTGATTTGGCATTTGACGGTCATTTTGTTCTTAAGTTTTATGATTATCTGAAAATTTCACAACCTAAAGGTCTGATTGTTCAGGAATTTTTAGAAAGTAAATCTGCTAAGAATCTTAAGGTCGTTATTCAAGATCTAGAGTGTTATCTTGAAGGTGGAAGTGATAAAATTCATCAACAATTAAGAGAAGGATACGGACATATTCCAAAACCTCAAGCAAGAAAAATTAAGAACTATCTTCAAAATATTTTAACTGACGCTCAGACATATATTAATGAAAAACAAACAAGAAAACGAAAATCTAAACCTAAATAATTCTAAGCCAGAAATCAATCGTGGCATAGAATTATTACTGAGAAATCGGAGGAAGAGAGAAGAAAAACCAAAGACTTTTCAAATGAAATTTGGTAAAATGTTCTCTCTTTTTCGTAGAGAGTTTCATTTTTCTTTTGAATTTCATTTTGATATTATTCAAAAATAAACCTCTCTGGAGAAAGACAAATGGAACCAGTATATGTAATTGCATTCTCATCAATGTTTGTGCTTTTGTTCTTTATGGTTGGTGGAATCATCGGCTGGTTAGGATACCGACATCTTCTTGAGTCAAAACCTCCGTATCTACATCCTGAATTTTTTGACCAAAATGGAAATATCATTCCAGATGAAGTCGTTGCAGTTAGCTTCAATCCTGATTATTTTGGAGACCTTGAAGATGACGACGATAACGACGAAGACTAAATACAACAAGATTATTTAAATATTATGCCTACAACAACAAAAAGAAAAACTGAAGTTCTAATGGAAGAACTACCAACAAATCCATTCGCATTTGAAGTTCTCACTCTTGTATCAAAACAAAGAACCAATGCAAAAAAAATTGAAGTCTTTCGTAAATATGAAGACGCTTCTTTAAAATCAATTTTAATTTGGAACTTTGACGACTCGGTAATTTCTCTTCTTCCTGAAGGAGATGTTCCTTACGCGAGCACTTCTGAACAAAATTCATATAGTGGAACTCTTTCAGGTAAAATTGAAGATGCAGTATCTAAAATGAGTGAAATTCAGACAAAATCTCTTGGTTCAATGGACCAAGGAAGGTCTTCAATTCGAAAAGAATTTCATATGTTTTATAACTTTGTAAAAGGTGGAAACGATTCTCTTTCTTCTCTTCGCAGAGAAACTATGTTTATTAATATTCTAGAAGGTCTTCACCCACTAGAAGCAGAAATTCTTTGTCTTGTAAAAGATAAAAAACTTCAAAATAAATATAAAATTACAAAAGAGATTGTGAGTGAATCATATCCTGATATTATTTGGGGAAATCGGTCCTGATTATGAAAAATGAAAACGTATCAATTCCTTCTCAAAAATATGATTGTGAGATTCTTTTAGAGAAGACCACATTAGAAGATGCTAAAAATCCATCATTTCCAAATGATGCTTATTTGATTTGGTATCAAGAAAATCAAAAAGATTTCATTGACTTAACACGCGGAAGTAGAGTAAATCTTTTTGATTTTTATTATGATAAGTATGGTCCGAATTCGATTCAAAAAATTGAACACGGATATGGAAAAGTAAGTCCTAAAGTTTGGGGTTATAAGAAACCAGAAAAGAAAAAGGGAAAATGACTGAAGGATTTGGAAAAATCAAAGTAGAAATTAACTTTGATGCAGTGGATAAAATTTTAAAAAAATATAAAAAAATTAAAAAATATCAACGATCTTCAGTTTTTACTGTCAAAACAATGGACGGCACTGAAGAAATTGTAAGTAAATTAATTCAAGAAGCAAACGAAACCGAATTTTAAATCAATGGGAAAGCACTTTTTATTAAATCTTTATGGATGTTCGTTTGATTCTTTAAATCACGAACAATTATTAATTGACTTAATAGAACGTGCTGCTGTTTTAAGTGGTGCTACGATTCTTCAGACAGTTTCAAAAAAGTTTGAACCTCAAGGATGTACTGTATTATGCTTACTATCAGAAAGTCATATAAGTATTCATACTTATCCAGAACTAGGCAAATGCTATTCTGACATCTATACTTGTGGTTCCGCAAATCCAAAAATTGGATGTGACCTGATTATTGAAGAATTAAAACCTACTGAATATGATTTGAGATTCATTCAACGTTAAACTTGACATAAATAAAATTGTAGTGTATACTACAGAATACGTTGACCGACGTTGTTCGGCGGAAGTATCCTTTAGGAGAAGCAACGCGAATTTACACTTAGTAAAGGAGCAGTTTCAATGTCTAGAGCGGTTTATAGAGGCGTAGAATACGACACTGAAGTTCGTAGACAAGCACAAGAACAGCAACAACAGCAACCTCAACAATATAATGAGTCTTATCGTGGAGTTAAGTTCGTGAAGGGGGAAAAGTGATGAAAATCTCATTTATTCAGTACCTTAAGAATAAAAAGAAAAAACAAATTCAATTACATAATGCAAAACTAAATATGGCAAAGAAACCACAGGTTGCCTAAAAAATAAACTTAAAGAAGGAGTTGTTTCATTGACAACTCCTTCTTTTTTGTGTATGATAGAGGTCAAGTTCGTAAAAGAAAATGAATTCTGAGAAAAAAGAAAGATTGAGATTGATGATTAAAAACCTTGAGTCTTTAGTCAGATGTCTAAAGGAAGAGATTGAATCTGATGATGAGGACTTAAAGGAATATAAAGAGATTGTAAATTATCTCACTGACTATGATGAAGTATTTGAAGATTTTGAGGACTAAAATTTATGAAACCAATTAAAGCAAAAGACCTACTTGAATTAGATAAAAATCTTGAAGTTGTAAAACTTCAATGCTATCCAATTCCAGAACAAGTCATTTATCAAGCAGCAAAGGGAGACTACTCCGAGACTCCTATTCATAAACAAAAGATTCCTTCACCATCTGAGTGTGGAGAGTGGATCGTAGAACAACTCTTAAACAACGAGAGAGGACACTACGGTCCCCTAGAACACCCAGGAATCACACTTTCCGTCGCGGGATATGTCCACAACGTAATAGTACAGGCAAGGACCCACAGAGTGGGAGTATCATTCGATGTTCAATCTCAGAGATATACTGGAAAAAGGATTCTTAAAGTTGCTAATGGTGAAATTACCGCAGATCAAGTATTTTATGTTCGGCCATCTGGTTACTACACCAATCGTAAAGGTAAAAAATATGAATGGACAGAGGAACATCGTTTTAAAAAATTCGAAAGAATTTTAGATGAATGTAAAGAATATGCAAACTATTATAACCAAGGAATGTGCGAAGAGCACCTTAGGGACTATCTTCCGCAAGCGATTCGTCAGAATTTTGTGGTTTCTGTTAATCTTCGTTCTGTATTGCATCTTATGGATCTAAGATCAAAGTTGGATGCTCAACTTGAAATTCAAGCACTTTGCGAACAAATTACTCCTATTATCAAAGAATGGTCACCTAATGTCTGGAAATATTACGAAGAAAAACGTCTATATAAAGCAAGGTTATCACCATAATATATGAAAACATATTGTCTTAAGGACCTTATAACAGGTCGTATTTTTAAGATTTTTCTTTCTGAAGAAGATTTAAAAAAATATCTAAAAGAACATTCAGAAGTCACTGAATGTATTGGTTGTATTGAATGTGAAGACGCTCCAAGTATTACTCTAGAATAAAATGCCCTTATATCCAGTTATTAACAAAAACACGGGAGAAACTCAAGAACTAAATCTTACAATTAGTGCTTGGGAAGAATGGAAGAAAGAAAACTTCAAAGATGGATGGGACCGTGATTGGTCTCAAGGTTGTGCCTCTTCTGCAGAAGCAGGAGAATGGATGGACACACTAGTTAAAAAACACCCAGGATGGAATGATGTTTTAAATAAAGTTGGAAACGCACCAAAATCAAACGTAAAAGGAATTTAATTTTTTATGGCTAGAAGAAGAAGAGAAGAACAACCAATCGGCGTTGGAATGACATCGAGAATGATGAAGAGAAAGAAGCCAATCAATTCTGATTTCTTGAGAAAGATTGAACCTCTGACTGAGAATCAAAAAAGACTTTTTGATTATTACGATCAGGATAAAAATATTTTTGCTCACGGAGTTCCTGGGTCTGGAAAAACTTTCGTTCTTTTATATAAAGCACTTAAAGAAGTTTTAGATGAAAGAACTCCATATGAGAAAATTTATATCGTTCGTTCACTTGTGCAAACTCGTGAAATCGGTTTTATGCCTGGTTCGGAAGAAGATAAGAAATCTCTTTTTGAAATACCATATAAGAATATGGTAAAATATATGTTTGAACTTCCTTCTGATGCAGACTTTGAGATGCTATATGGAAATTTAAAAGCACAAGGAACTATCAGTTTTTGGTGTACTTCTTTTATTCGTGGAGTAACTCTAGATAACGCAATTGTTATCGTAGATGAGACACAAAATCTTAATGCGCATGAATGTTTCTCAATAATTTCAAGATGTGGTTTAAATACTAAAATTATGTTTGCTGGTGATGTTGAACAAAGTGATTTGACAAGAATGAGTGAAAAAAATGGAATTATTGATTTTATTAAAATCACTAATGTAATGCCTTCTTTTGAAAAAATTGAATTTGAAGTCGATGACATATGTCGCTCACCTTTAGTGAAAGAATTTGTAATTGCTAAAAAATCACTAGGTTTATAAAAATCCAAGTCTAGTAAAGGAGTATACATAGATTTAAATACAAAAATTTAAATCTATGTATCACATAATTTATAAAACTGTTTCTACATCTGGATTGTATTATTATGGTAGGCATAGCACTGATAATTTAAATGATGGATATCTGGGTAGTGGTAAATGGATTAGAACAATAAAAGATAAATCTACTCTTAAAAGAGAAATAATATTATTTTGCGAGTCTTTTGATGAATTACTTCTAAAGGAAACTGAATACATAAGAAATCATATTAATGATCCCAAATGTATGAATTTTAATGAAAACTCTGTGGGATTTTCTTCAGTCAACAATCCAAATAAATTATTGAAAGGGTCAAAAATTTTAAGTGAAAGAGTTAAAGGAGAAAAAAATGGGATGTATGGTAAAAAACATACTGATGAGTTTAAAGAATATTTAAGAAAAATTAATAGTGGAGAAAATGGAAATTTTTATGGAAGAAAGCACACTAAAGAATCTAAAGAAAAAATACGACAAAAAAGATTGGGGACAAAATTTTCTCCAGAATCAATTGAAAAGTTAAAGAAAAGATTTCCTGGAACAACCCACCCTAAAAGCAAACTTAATGAAGAACAAATTTTAAAAATATATAAACTTTCTTGGGATAGCAATCTAACACAAAAAGAAATAGGAGAATTATTTGACGTTAGGCAAGGTCACGTAACAAAAATTAAAAATGGAACTCTTTGGAACAAAATAACAAAACACAATGATAATAATTTATGACTTTCATTCACATTGATTTGAATCTACCGACCCTTTTCAGAACTGTAATTGATGGTGTAAGATACTATAACTTACCAAATGGAAATAAAAAATTAGTTTCCATTACTTCTGTGATTAGTCATTACAAAAAAGACTTTTTTTCTAAATGGAGAAAAAGAGTTGGTGAAGATGTGGCGGATAATATCACAAGAAAAGCAACAAGTCGAGGAACTGACTTACACACGTTAGTTGAAAACCATCTTTGTAATGCTTCAGAACTTCCAGAAGTACAACCAATTTCTCAATATCTTTTTAAAATTGCAAAACCAACTTTAGAAAGAATAAATAATATTCACGTAATTGAAGGTTCCTTATATAGTGAATTCTTAGGAATTGCCGGTACGGTAGATACCATAGCAGAATTTGATGGTGAACTTGCAATCATTGACTACAAGACTTCAAAAGAACCAAAACCAATTGAATGGATAGAAGGATACTTCGTTCAATGTGCTGCGTATGCTGCAATGCTTTATGAAATGACTGGAATCTCAGTTAAAAAATTTGTAATTATTATGACTTGTGAAAATGGAGATTGCGTAGTTTATGAAGAAAAAGATAAGAAAAAATACTTAAAACTACTTATTCAATACATTGAAAAATTTGTAAACGATAAACTAAAAACATTATGACCAGAGTTACAATTTTAGGACAAATGGAAGAAAACGAATTAGAAAAAGCATTAGAAAATAAGTTTTTCGGGCAAGCAAAGTTTGCTCAAGAAATTGAAAATATGGTAAAAGTAAATTCTGAGTTGACTTATATTGATGCTATTCTACAATTTTGTGAGATTCACAATTTAGATGTAGAATCGATTCCGAAGTTAATCTCAAAACCACTGAAAGAAAAAATTCGATGCGAAGCAACGAATTTAAATTTTCTGAAAAAGACCTCTCAAGCAGCGAAGTTGGTATTTTAAATGAATCCATATGAAGTCTTTTGTCTTTATATTTCATTAAAAAATCATTTCACCAAAAAATCATACGATTATCATAAGTATTCTGGAAAGACCAAAACTTCTCTTCAGTCCTTCTATAAAAGGAAGGACCGTTTTTTCTTTGAGAAGCTTTCAAGAAAGAAAACAAAACAAGAGATTATGAATTTTTTTGTTGCAAATTTTGTTCTTTGTTCCGACTCAAGTTCTTTGTGGATTGGAGATATTGTAAAAGATGGAGAAGAAAATTATTTAAAGTGGAAGAAAACAATTCAATCTCTATCTTATCTTTTTAAGAATGAGATTAAACTACTTTTTGAGGAAGACTTCAAATCGATATTTGATTGTACTAGAGGTCATCCAATTCTTCTTCGTAAATATTTGGGAAATGAGATTCATTTGGAAACTCTAGTTATTTTAAATCGAATTTTTTCTTATGCTAATAAATTTGATTCTAAACTTCAAGACCCAATTTGGGAATTAGTGAGTCTTAAAATTTGTAAGTATAGTTCCTTTCTAAATATTGATGTCTTTGCGTATCGCAAAATTCTTAAGGAACTTTTACTTGACAGAGCAGAAGTTTCTTGCTAGAATATTCAAGTTCGCAAGAACAACAAGCCACATCTGAGGAAATCTAATGTCATTTGAAAATCTAAAAAAACAATCCAAACTAGGAGCACTCACCGAAAAACTCGTCAAAGAAGTAGAAAAAATGAATTCTACTTCTAATTATAATGACGACCGTTTCTGGAAACCAGAAATGGGTAAAGACTCTATTGGTTCCGCAGTCATTCGTTTTCTACCAGCACCAGAAGGTGAAGACCTTCCTTGGGTCAAAATGTATTCTCACGCATTTAAGGGTCCAGAAAATGCTTGGTTGATTGAAAATTGCCCAACCACAAATGGACAATCCTGTCCAATTTGTAAGGAAAACAGCAAGCTCTGGAACTCTGGAGTTGAACGAGATAAGGAAGTTGCTCGTCAACGTAAGCGTAAACTTTCATATTATAGTAATATTTACGTCGTAAGAGACCCACTGCATCCTGAAAATGAAGGGAAGACATTTCTTTTCAAATATGGAAAAAAAATCTTCGATAAAATTATGGAGGCAATGCAGCCTGAGTTTGAAGACGAAGAACCCATTAATCCATTTGATTTTTGGCAAGGCGCAAACTTCAAACTCAAAATCGTAAAGAAAGATGGATATTGGAATTACGATAAATCAGAGTTCGACCGAATCCAACCTCTTCTAGATGACGATGATGCTCTTGAAGCAATCTGGAAAAAAGAATACTCTCTGAGTGCTCTAGTTGCCTCAGACCAATTCAAGTCTTCAGAAGAACTGGAACAAAGATTCCGAACTGTACTAAATCTATCTTCAAGTCCCACTCGTTCTCGTTCTGTAATGGAACAAGAAGATGACCTTGAAGACTTTGAAGAGACTCCAACTCGTGAGAGTCAAATTCAAGAAGAACTGGAGGAATCTTATCTTCGTTCAAAGGCAGTTTCTACCGATGAAGAAGAAACTGATGAGACTCTAGAATACTTTAAGAATCTCATTGATGAGGACTGATTTTTAAGAGAAAATTCGAATATTATCTGCTCTTTTCAAGGTGCGAGTCAAATACTGACTCGCACTTTCTTTATATGGCATAATTTCATCTAAGTCATTGAAGATAACATTTAAGTATGTGGGTTTGAGAACAAAAATGTTTCTTTTATTCTCTTCAATCTGAGATTCATATTCATAATTTGTAACTTCACGAATAAATGAAGTAGAAGGAATTTGAACGGAGTATTCCAGACCATCATCCCAGTATTCATAATAATGAGAATTTCCAGTTAATGTTGAACCTTCTGGAATTGTATAATTGACTTCTTCAATTCTTGGAGTATTTAATGGAGGTGTTGCTTCTGATGGAATTTCAGAAACTTCAAATTGAAATTCAGTTACAATATCATTTGAAGACTCTAGAATTTCAGTAATTAAATGCTGTCCATTGTATCGAGAATTGGAAACATTTGCAACATTGATTTGAGTTCCCACTTCGAGACCTAAAATTCCATTAACAAGTTCCACTGTGATTGTATTAGTTGCAGTATTTCCATCTCCAGCATAAATGTTTTCAATCTTTGAATTATTGATTTCAATAAAATTTCCGGAGGTTTTCCAAGTCGGAGAAATCTGAAGACCATCAGAAAGAACTTGAATTCCTAGTGAATTTCTGATTTCAGTTGTTTCGTAATGATGAACTGAGTATATATTCTCATAAGTATCATACTTATCAATCAGATACTCATCAAATGCCTGTTGAGGTAGTGGCCATTCATTTTGAATATGAAGAATATTGTTCGAAAGAAGAATCACCCAATCTAAAGTCTCATCTCCATAAAACTTATAGGCAATATTATCAGGTCTTTCGTTTCCAATAATTTTATACTTTTCAAAGAAAGAAAGATTACCGAAAATATCTTCACGAAGTTTTCCTCTCTTAAAGAGATTCTTTAAAGTGACATATTCTGAAATATGCGACTTACCAGATTCTCTGGAAACGTATTGAAAGTTTGGAACTTGTCTGAAATAAGGTCTTGCCATTTTTAGAATCCAATTTCGTGAAAGACTTTTTGTTTGGTTGCATTTTCATTGGCTTTTCCATAATCATCATCGTAAATTGGAACCATCTCTTGAAACTGCATATTGAGAGTATATGCAACCATTGTTCCGTCTTCATAAGTCATATAAGTTCCCATTGGAGTATAGTCCACTGAGAAGTTTGTTAAGGCACAAATTTTAATTTTATTAATTCCTGGATGATTTTCTAGATTTTTATGTATATAATCAATTTTGAAAACGTGAGGTGCTTTTAAAAATAATCCTTGCTCTTTTCTTACTGCCATATGATACTTAAAGTATCTAATAATATTTTTAATGACTTTTGCTTCTTCTTCTCCTCTCGCAGACATCTTAAATGTGAAACTAAAACTTCTGAGTTGAGGTGCGTTGAAGAGCAATTCAAGATTAGGATTCAATACAACATTATCAGTTCTTGCAAGAATGTTATTTACACTTGCTGCTTGTCCAGCAGCAAATTTTGTAATTCTATCTCTATATCTCCCAGCCTCTCCGGTTAGTGCTCCCGCAAGTTCTCTAAAGTCTAGTTGACCCTCAATTCCACGCATTGAAAGTCCAAAAAGTGCATAATCAACGGCACTCATATTTCCTGGACTCCAATCAACTACATTTTGGTCTGAGATTGGAGATTGAATTGAAATATAGACTGCTTTTTCTCCGGGAACTTGTTCCGTTGCATTATCTCTTGATTCTGGAGTATAAGTAAAATAAGTAGCTGCTTCGGATAAATTGGGTGGGGGCGATTCTTCATTATTCCCTGCAGGAGGTGTTGTATCATTTGGGTCAGATGTAGGAACATTCAATGGTGTTCTGGATTTCAGTTGATATGCTTGAAATTTAATCACATCTTGAGATGTTTTCATTTGCAATGGATATATAAGGTCCTTCTTTGCGATAACTAATGATGTAGTTGGTCCAGCACTTGCTTGTTCCACATCTGGTTCTGTGGGTGCGGTCGTTGGAGTTCCTTCTGCCGTACCTCCTTGCGTCGTTGTTGGAGTTCCTGCTGCTGCTCCTGGTGCTGGTGTTGCTCCTGGTGCTGCTGCCCCTCCTGTTCTTGCTGTATTTGTTGCTAAAGTTTTATATCCATTACTTTCTTGCAGAGACCTTTTTTCCCCTTCAGTTCCAAATGATCTATTAATTTCAAAAGATCTTTGTTTTACTGAAGATCGTATATTATTAAAATCTTTAAGAGTCAAAAGTCCCCTATTGCCAGATTCCTTACCTGATTGATTGTATGTGTATATTGGAGTTCCTCTACTGCCAAAAACAGAAAATGAGGTGGTTTGGTAAATATCAAAATTTCCACTAGTATCTGTCACAGCAAAGATACTAATGCTTTGTCCATTGGTTCCTACAAAATTTCCAATTTTAGACTCATAAAAAATTTTTGGATTGTTGCTTACTTGAACTTGTTTCCAACCTTTCGGAGTTGACATATATTGTCCCAGAATTTGTTTGTTAAAGTCTATATTTTTGCCACTTCAGGTTTTGTAAAAATAGTTATATTTATTAAATGGTTTTACTTATTTATCTTAAACTTTCCATACCTTAATGAGAGTAATTCATCTAACTCATTATATCTCACAGTATAGATTTTTCCGGCAACTTCTTCCCAAGTATATTGTCTAGGTTTTCTCCAATGAAAGTTAATTCCACGAAATCCCCATTTTTCAACTGAAGTGCAGGCAATTAATGGATGTTGGTCATATTCAATGCCTGGAGTTTTTGGATAATAAACAAAGGTATAAAACTTACCAACTTCTGGATATGATGCATATTCTTTAAGAACTTCCATAATAATCAGCATAATTTCTTCTGGGTCCTTAGTTGCTGATTTTCGAACTCTTTCTAATATCTCTCTGACTCTTGGAGTGCTTTCTGGCATTTTAGAATAAGTCGTCTTCGGTGATAATCATAAATTTAATTTTTCTATCTTCGCACCATTCGCGAATTGACTTCCATTTTGATTGATTTACCAAATAAGTATTTGCTTCATTAATGTAAGTCTTTGTTTTTTTGTTTCCTCTTACTGGAGGAACTGTTTGTTTTTTGGGTTTAATCTCAATTACATACTTTTGCTTCTGTTGATTTTGCTCTAGGACTTCAATAATAAAATCTGGAAAATATCTACACACTCTTTCTTTGATTGGATTATAATAAGGAATGCAAAATTCTTCTGAACCATAGTGAAGAATATTGGGATTTCTGTCACACCACTGCATAAACTTCAGTTCCCAACCACTTCGATAAACAATGTTTTGTGGGTCTCCGATGTATTTCTCTGGATTCTGAGGACGAAAGAATCCTTGATGATACTTAGACATTTCTATTATACATAATAAAGAGAATAAAACTATTTATTTAATGGCAATTCCGAATCCTTCATTAGTAAAATATCCAAGTATTCGAGAGAAGTTGCTTCGTCCTGCATTGACATCTCATTATGAATGTCTTTTCAATCCACCAGGGTTAGTTAAAACGTGGTTGGGAAGCAAAAATTTTAATTATAATTCTAATCAGCAGTTAATATCTCTTTCTTGTAGTGAAGCATCACTTCCAGGTTCTTCATTAATGACAAATGAAATCAATGACGACTTTACTGGAGTTACAGAAAGACACGCATATCGCAGACAATACGACGATAGAAGTGACTTCACGTTTTATGTAGACTACGGAAGACAAGATGGAAATTATAATGTTCTCTGGTTTTTTGAGCAGTGGTTGGCATATATTGCTGGAGAAGAGTTTCAGGGAGGATTAGAGAGTAGAAAATATTATTATAGAGTGAGATACCCAGAAAATTATTTAACCGAGGTTTATATCAATAAATTTGAAAGGACTGGAGGTGGATATTTAAGGTATAAGTTTATTCAAGCATATCCAATTAGTATCGCTTCAATGCCAGTATCTTATGAGTCTTCTCAATTATTGAAGTGTACAGTTTCGTTTACTTATAGTAGGTATGTAATCGGAAGGGGAAATAGTCCTTTATTTGAAAGTAATTCTGCCCCAAGTGAACCTCGTCCTCAGACGCCACCATCAAATCCAACAACAGTTCCACCAAATCCACCAAATCCATCTAATTCATTAGATTAAACAATTAGGAGCCTTGAAAATCAACCAGGTGCTTTACCATTTAATGATAGGGGAATATTCAGACCGATTAGTACTAATCAAGGTATTGGAGAAGCATAGGTCATAAATAATGTAAATATTATTTCTTGATTTTTTAATATGGCATTACCTCGCATTACTACACCAACTTATGAAGTTGATTTACCTTCTACTGGTAAACCAATTAAGTTTCGTCCTTTTCTCGTGAAGGAAGAAAAAGTTCTCGCATTCGCATTGGAATCAGAAGATTCAAAACAAATCACAAGTGCGGTTAAAGATGTAATTAAAAACTGCATTTTAACTAAAGGAATCAAAGTTGAATCTCTTCCTACTTTCGACATTGAATATCTCTTTCTTAACATTCGTGGAAAATCAGTAGGCGAAGAAATTGAAGTAAACATTATCTGCCCGGATGATGGAGAAACTACAGTTCCAGTGAAAATTGGAATTGATGAAATTAAGGTTCAAAAAAATCCAGAACACACAAATAAAATTAAAGTTGATGAAAACATTATGATGGAAATGAAGTATCCATCATTGGACCAATTTATTAAAAGCAATTTTGATTTGAGTGCAGATAATACAATGGAACAATCTTTTGATTTGATTACTTCTTGTATTGATAAAATTTATACTGAAGAAGAAGCGTGGAGTGCTTCTGATGTGACTAAAGAAGAACTACAAGAATTTCTAGACCAAATGAATTCTTCTCAATTTAAGCAAATTGAGAAGTTCTTTGAAACAATGCCTAAACTCTCTCACACTATTAAAGTTGAAAATCCAAGTACAAAAGTTGAAAGTGAGGTTACTCTTGAAGGGTTATCCAGTTTTTTCGTCTAGGAATGAGTCACATTGACTTAGAAAATTACTTCAGACTAAATTTTGCGATGATTCAGTATCATAAGTGGAGTTTAACTGAGATTGAAAATATGATTCCAATTGAGAGAGATGTTTATGTAATTTTATTAAAGCAACATTTAGAAGAAGAAGAAATCAAACGCCAACAGGCAAAAACATAATCAAATGAATTTCTCAGAACCCCCAGTAGGAGTATTAGATTCAACGCAACCTTGGTATAAAGGCAAGGTTAATGCTAGGGTTTGGGATACTTTAAAAGCAAAACTGACTGGCGGCAAAGACCAAGACGGTACTCAATATACGAGTACCGTTAATTTGTCTAGTGCTGATGCAGATAAGTTAATAGAAAATTTAAAAAAGGAACCTAGAGGATATCCACAATTTGATA